TCAGTTCGCCACGAAGCGGCCGCCGATCCGGTTCGGCGGCTGCTGCTTGGCCTTGCCGAAGTTCAGGGCAAGCACCTCGAGGATCCGGTACGCCTTGCCGACGAACAGGTCGTCGCGCGGCGTATCGGTCACCGCGGTGATGGCCGACGCAAGGGCGACGACCGAGAAGCCCACCTCGAAAATCGGCGGGATCACGTTGCTGAGCTGTTCGACCACGAAAAGCGCTCCATCCATACGCACACCTCATACGCTCGCATCGCGCGGTCCGCATTCCGCGGGCCGCAAAGGGTCGGAGGCGTCCTCCGACAACGCCTGACAGACGGCTGCAGCCGCCCGCAGGAACTCGGTCTGGCCGATCCGGCCCGCAGGCCCGGCGCGCCGCGCCATGCGCCGCGCGGCCGAGATCAGCCCGCCGTCGCCCCACGCAGGGTGGGGGGCGCCGGTCAGCAGGACGTGCCGCCGGGCCGCGGCCGCGCCGTCGCGCAGGGCGCGCGCCAGCGGCAGCGGCGCGGACCCGCCGCGCGCGGCGGCCGCCACGGCCCGCGCCGCGGCCAGCACGTCCTCCAGCGTCAGGATGGCCACGTCACACCGCGCGCGGCGGCGTCAGCGAGCACAGGTGGACGGCCAGCCGGATCGCGCCGCCGTCGAACGCCCCGCCCTCCGCCTCGATCAGCAGCGGCGTCGGCGCGTAATAGGCCACCGGCTGCCCGGTGATCCCCTGCGCCCAGGCGTTCAGCGCCGCGCCATAGGAGTTCCCGTAGCGCCCCGGCGCGTCCGGAACCCCCAGCCGCCACGTCGTCAGCCCCGGCCCGGTCAGCGGCGCGATCACCCGCGCCGTCACGCCCAGCACGATGGCGCCCGCCGGGATCGCCGGCGCCGTCACGCTCGCGGCGCCCGGCGCGACCGCATGGTCCAGCGTCACGGTCCGCAGCGCCGTCGCGGCCCCGGCCGCCGGCCCGCCCGCCTCCACCCAGCCCGCGCCGTCGTGCAGCAGCTCGACCCCTTCCTCCACGATCCATAGCCGCCGCCCGGCGCCCGCGTCGCCGAAACTCCATCCGCCCGCGTCGAAGAACGCCAGCCGCCCGTCCATGCCCGCCCAGTCGCCGGCCGCGCCCGCGCCCACCATATGCAGGTCGCCCTCGGCCGCATCGGGCGGCGGCGCCGTCAGCCCCCGCGTCAGCGCGGCATGGGCCGTCAGCGCGTCCAGCCGCGTCAGCGCGGCGTTGACCGTCACGTGCTTCTGCGCCTGCGCCGCCGCCAGCAGCGGCAGCCCCAGTCTCGCCGTGTCACTCATCGATGCTGATCCTTGCTTCCGGGCCCGGCCCGACCATCGCCGACAGTTGCGCCACGCCGATCTCGAAGGGCGCCGCCGCCCCATCCGCCGCCATCGCCTCGGCCGGATAGAAGAACCCGGCCGTCGCCACATCCTCGACGCGCAGGACGCGCCCGCCCGCGCGCACGGTCACGCGCCACGCCTCGCGCTCCTCGCCCACCGGCGGCTCGACCGCGCCCCAGGCGTCGCCGCCCACCCGCGTCCGCCGCACCCAGGCCAGCCGCAGCCCGCCGGCCTCGCGCGCCGCCGTCAGCCGCACCGGCGCATAGGGCCGCAACCACGCGCCCTCGACCGCGACCGCCACGTCGCGATGCGCCGGATCGTCGGCGGGCAGATGCGCCGGCCCGACCCGCAGCCGCAGCGCCTCGCCCGGCTGGGCCGGGATCGCCAGCACCGCGCCGTCCAGCAGCGCGAACCGCGCGCCCTCGGGCGCGCCGGCCGCCGCCTGCGGCTCGGTCCCGAAGCGTCCGCGCAGCAGCGGCGCCGCGGCCCACGCGTCCGGGCCGGTCAGCGCGGCGTCGGCGAACTGCAGAACCTCCCAGCCCGCCGCGCCCTCGACCGCGGCCAGATTGGCGCCGTCCAGCACCGCCGCCTCCGAGCGCGCCGCCAGCGCCCCGCCGAACAGCCGCACCGCCAGCGGCCCCTCGCGCGACCAGCGCCAGACCGCCCCCGGCGGCAGCGCCGCCGTCAGCCGCCCCAGCGTCGCGGGCCGCTCGATCAGCCCCGCCAGCGTCAGCCCGCCATCCGCGTCGATGCGCTGCACGGCGATCGGCCCCGGCCACGGATCGGCGAAGGCCGCGACCAGCACGCCCTCGGCCGCCGGCGTCTCGAACGCCCAGACCTCCGGCGGCTCGCGCCCGGTCAGCGCCGGCGCCGCCGCGCGCCGCTCGGGCCGGGGCGAAAGCGCCCCCTCGGGCTCGGCCCGCCGCGCCTCGATCCGCCGCGCGCCGCCTTCCGACACCCGCTCGACCCGAAAGCGCCGCGGCCCCAGCCCGGTCGGCAGCGTCACCGCGTCCCCCGGCTCCAGCCACGCGGCCGAGGGCGGCAGCGCGAAGCGCGCCGTCTCGCCCGTCGCCAGAGCGGCGGCGAGCAGACGATCCGCCACGGCCTGCGCCTGCCCGGCGTCCATCGCCAACGGCGCCTCCAGCGCCTCGATGCGCCCCGCCGCCTCGGCCCGCGCCTCGGCCGCGGCGGCCTCGTAGGCTCCGTCCGCGGCGGCGCAAGCGAAGCGGACAGCCGCCGGCGCCTCGCCCCCTGCCGGCCGGATCAACGTCAGCGCCGCCTCGCCCTCCCGCTCCGGCGCGACGCAGAACGCCGGATCGACCGCCGGCGCCGGCCCGCCTGTGCGGGGAACGAACCGCAACCGGCCCCCGCTCTCGACCGCATCGAAGCCGTAGGCCAGCATCAGCGGCTGCAGCGCCGCGCGCGCCGTCTGCGGCCGCTCCTGCGCATAGCCCGTGACCACCCCCTGCAGCAGGCTCACGTCCGGATCGGCGATCCCCGCCTCGGCGCAGATCGCCGCCACCACCTCCGCCAGCCCCGCCGCGCCCAGCCTTCCCGTTATCCAGTGGCCCAGCGCGTGATTGTCGCCGTCCGACCACACGTCGCGGCGCTGCGGAAAGTCCGGCCACGGCCGCAGGTCCCAGGTCCAGACATAGGCGCGGCCGGTGTCGATCATCGGCCCGCCATAGACGGCCGAAACCGGGTTGGTCGCCCCATCCTCCCAGTAGCCCAGATGCGCCTGCAGATACCGCCGCTGCATCGCCTCGTCGGCGGCGCCGGTGCTGAACCAGGGCAGCGCCGTCTCGCTCGACTTCGGGTCGACGAACACGTTCGGCTGGTTGGCGCCCTTGTCCACCACGCCGCAGCCGATCTCGGTGAACCAGACGGGCTTGGACTGCGGAACCCACGCCGTCGGCGACGCCGCCCGCACCCCGCCCACCCGGTCATGGTGCGGCCGCGCCCACCAGTTGCGGATGTCCTTGGGCCGGAAGATCCAATCCTCGCCATGCGCGCCGTCGGTGATCGGCGTGCGCCGCTGCGCGCGCCGGTCCTCCGCGCTCGCATAGAACCAGTCGTAGCCCTCGCCGCCCTCGACGTTGCCCTTCAGATAGGCCAGCGAATGGCCCGATCCGGCGCCCGCGTCCGCGTGCCCCTCGCCGTCGCGCCAGTCGGCCAGCGGCAGGTAATTGTCGATCCCGACGAAATCGATCGCCGGATCGGCCCACAGCGTATCGAGGTGGAACACCGCGTCGCCCGTGCCGTCGCCCGGCTGGTGGCCGAAATATTCCGACCAGTCCGCGGCGTAGCCGATCCGCGCGCCGGGCAGGATCGCCCGCACCTCCGCCGCCAGCCGCCGGAACGCCGCCACCGCCGGATAGACGCCCGCCCCCGCGCGGATCGTCGTCACCCCCCGCATCTCGCTGCCGATGCAGAAGGCGTCCACGCCTCCCGCCGCCGCGCACAGATGCGCGTAGTGCAGGATGAACCGCCGGAAGCCCCATTCCTCGGGGCCGGCGTAGCGCACCGCCTCGCCCGCGACCGTGAAATCCGCGGCGCGGCAATTCCCGAAGAACGCCGCCACCTGCGCCACCGCCCCGGCCGTGCGGTCCACGCTTCCCGGCCGCGCCGGCGCCACGTCCAGCGTGATCCGCCCCCGCCAGGGATAGGCCGCCTGCTCAGCCCCGCCGTAAGGATCGGGCTTGCCGTTGCCCGGCGCGATGTCCATCAGCACAAAGGGATAGAACATCACGTCCATCCCGCGCCCGCGCATCTCGCGGATGGCCGCGATCACGCTGGCGTCGCTCGGCGTGCCGCCATAGACCGGCCGGCCGTCGCGCCGGCCCACCAGCGCCGCGTCCTCGCGCCCCACGCCGCCCGCCGACCAGACCAGCGGCTCGGTGATCTTGTCGCGCTCCTCCGCCGCCGGCCGGACGCGACATTCCCCGCAGCGCAGATCGTCCCCGAACCACGACACCACCAGCGAGGCCGCCCGCGCCCGCGGCGCCTCCTCCTCCAGTTGGTCCAGCGCGACCAGCGCGTCCGCGCGCCCCTCGGCGTTGTTCACGTTCTCCGAAACGCTGCGCCCCGGCCCCAGCCGCCGCCGCACCGCCCGCGTCTCCAGCGCGAACTCGCCCGAGCCGGGCGACAGCGCCACAGCCCGCACCATCTCGCTCAGCGGCGGCGCGATCTCGGCCGACAGCGCCGGATCTGCCTTGGGCTGGCGGAACACCTCGACCGCGACCTGCGGAACCCGGTCGCCATAGGGCCCCAGCGGCAGATCCTCGAACACCACATAGGCCAGGCCGCGATAGGCCGGCGCGTTCCCCGCGCCCTCGACCGCCTCGATCAGCGGGTCGGGCGCCTGATCCTCGGTCCCGCGGTGCAGCCGGATCGCGACCTGCGCGCGATCCACCAGGTTCCCGTCCGCCCAGACCCGCCCGATCCGCTCGACCGCCCCCTCGCACAGCCCCACCGCGAAGCTTAAGGAGTAGGCGTAGCTGCGCACCCTCGGCCGCCCCTTGCCGCCGCCCGACGTGCTGGCCGTCTCGCGGAACCGCGCCGCCCAGATCACCTGCCCCGCCACCCGCATCCGGCCATAGACCCGCGCGACCGGCGCCCCCTCGCGCGAGCCCATGACCCGCACGCCGTCCAGCCGCGGCCCCTCGACCGCCGCCGACCCGCCCAGCAGCCGCTGGTCGACGATCCCACCGATCAGCCCGCCCAGCGCCCGGCCCGCGATCGCGCCCGCCGCGCCCAGCGCGCCCGCGGCCTGCCCACCGAGCGCCGCGCCCGCCGCCGCCAGAACCAGCGTCGCCATGCCCTACTCCCCTTCCGGCAGCCGGAACGCCGCCGCCATGCGCCGCCGCCAGCCTTCGGCGAACGGCGACTCGACCACCCCGCGCCCGCTCCAGGCGTGGATCAGCGTCGGCCCCGCCGCGCCCCCGTCGGCGAGGATCCCCAGATGCTTCGCAGGCCCCCCCGGCGTCAGGCGCAGCAGCGCCACGTCGCCGGGGGCGGCCTCGTCCGCCGCGATGCGCGCCAGCCGGCGCGACAGCCCGTCCATCAGGCGGCCAGCGTCGCCTGTCTCGGCCCAGGTCTCGGCGTAGGGGCCGACCGTCTCCGGCTCCGGCCCCACCACGTCGCGCCAGACGCCCCGCAGCAGGCCCAGGCAGTCGCAGCCCGCGCCCTGCAGGCTCGCGCCGTGGCGGAACGGCGTGCCGATCCAGCCGCGCGCGGCCTCGACCGCCCGCGCGCCCCTATCCACGGCGGCCCCCGTCGGCCGCGGCGCCCGGAACCGGGCCGGCCGTGATCCAGTCCTCGCCCGGCATGTGCGGGAATCCGCGGAAGTTCAGCGCGTTGCCGAACTTTCCGCGGCAGGTCTCCAGCCGCTTGTCGCACCCCGCGATCACCGTGAACTCGTCGCCCGCGGCCACCGCCGCCGGGGGCGGCGCCCAGAGCGTCAGCGCCCGGCCGTCCGGCCCCGTCGCATCCGCCCGCACCGCCCCCGCCGTTCCCGCGTTGGCGCCGGCCGTCCACCGCAGCGCCCCCCGCGCGAACCACCCGGCGGGAAAGCCTTCCAGCCCCGCCGCCAGCATCGCCCCGGCCTCGTCCGTCCCGATCACGACCCCTTCCACGCGCCACGCGGCCGCCTCGGCACCGCAGCGCGCGTCGCCGAACACCGCGTCGCAGACCGGCAGATAGGCCCGGCCCAGCGGCCGGTTCAGCGCCGCGCCCGGCCCCAGCGCCTCCACGCGATACCATCCGTCGCCGCGCGTGATCTCGCCTACCGTCCCGGCGAAGGTCAGCAGCCGCTGTTCCGGCGCCGCCCAGTTCACCCGCCAGCGCCGCACCTGCGCGCCGTCGTAGCGGCCCAGCGCGATGTCCTCGGCCGTCACCGCGTCCGACCGCAGCGCGCCCATCACCTCGACCGTGTCGGCGGCCATGCCGGTCGCGGCCTCGACCGCGCTGGCCGTCACCGCCGCCTCGGGACGGAACGTGATCCCGTCGAAGGCGATCGCCGCGTCATGCTCGGTGAAGCCCAGCGACACGCCGTCCGACCGGTCGATCCGCCAGCAGTCGCACAGCGTCGTCGTCCCGCTCTCCAGATGCGCCCGCAGGCCCGCGTCCAGCGCCCTCACAGCCGGATCTCCACGATCGGGATCGAGGGGATCGACCCGGCCTCGAACGCCGCCAGGTTCACCTCGATCCGGTCCGCGTCGAAGCGCACCGGCACGTCGAACAGGAACCCCGCCGTCACCACGGCGCCCGGCGCGGGCGGCGCCGGCAGGATCACGGCGCCGGTGGTGTCGTCCACCGCCGCAGGCGTCGCCACCCCATTCACCGCCACCCGCACGCTGTCCGCCACCGGCTTCGCGATGGGGCGCGCATAGACCGCCGGCCCGCTGGCGTAGGTCCGAACCAGCTGGAACGTCGCCGTCGCCCCGTCCCCGGTCCCGATCCGGCAGTCCGTCGGCGCCGGCGCGGCCGAGGGCGCGCAGGACTTCCAGTCCGCCCAGTCGCGCCAGCGAAAGCCGTAGAGCCGCCCCATCCGCGCCTCGAAGAAGCTCAGCACCGCGTGCACGTCGTCCAGGCTCCGCAGCCCCAGCCCCGCGTCGTAACGGCGCCGAGCATGGGCCCACGGCGCGTTGCGCTCCTCGTGACCGCTGGCCAGCGTGACGATCTCGGTGCGCCGCTCCGGCCCCCCGGTCGCGCCGAAGGACAGCGCGGCCGGAAACCGCACTTCGTGAAAGCTCATCGCCCGCTCCTGTCAGAGGTTTCGGCGTCCGCGTTCGACCATGCGCGCCAGTTCCGCCGCGATCTGCGGCCCCGACCGGCGGAACCCGTCCGCGTCGGGCGTCGAGACGTTCAGCGTGATGTTGACCGTCCCGCCGCCGCCCGCGCCGCGCACGCCCAGCCGCCCGTCGGCGCCGCGCGCCAGCGGGATGATCGCCTCCGGCCCCGCCTCGCCCATCAGCCCGGTCGCGCCGCCGGCCATGGGAAAATACGTCGGCCCGCCGACGATCCCGCCCTTGGCGAAGGCCCGCACCGCGCCGCCGTCAAAGGCCGCGCCCTTCGCGAAGCCCAGCGCGCCGACCGCCCGGCCCACCAGCGCGCCGATCCCGTCCGTGATCGCGCCCTGCGCGGGGGCGACGGCGGCGCGCAGAGCGTCGCGCGCGACGCCCCGGCCCACGCCCTGCAGCGCCTCGCCCAGGGACCGCGCGCCGAACACCGCGTCCTCCAGCGCCCGCCGCAGCCCGACCCCGACGGCCGAGGACAGCGCCCGCGCCGAGCGCTCGGCCGCCTCCAGCCCGTCCGCCGACCGCTCCAGCGCCTCGTCCAGATCCGCGCTCATGGCCGCCGCCCCTTGGGCTTGTCGGGATGGGCCGCCATCAGCTCCAGCAGCCGCCCCCGTTCCATGCCCCCCGCCTGCCGGCCCTCGGCGCCCTCGACGGCCGCCGCGAACTCGCGCGGGGTCATGTTCCAGAAGGTCTCGGGCGCCATGCGCATCCGCCCCAGCCCCGTGCGCATCATCGCGCCCCAGTCGGTCTTGCGGCTCATGTCGGCGCCCCCGGCGTCGCGACCCCCGTGAAGGCCGCCGTCAGCAGCCGCAGCGCCGCCGCGGCCGCTCCCGCCGCGCCCTCGGCGAAGGCCAGCTCGCCGGCCTGCGCCGCCAGATCGTCATGCCCCGCGCCGCGCAGGCCCGCCGCCAGCACCGCGACCACGTCGCGCGCCCGCAGCCGCCCCGCCTCGATGCGGTCCGCCATGTCCGCCAGCCCTTCGGCGCCCATGGATTCCTCCAGTTCAGCCAGCGCGCCCAGCGTCAGGCGCAGCGTGACCGGGCGGCCGTCGATCACGGCCGCGATCTCTCCCCGCTGCGGATTGGCCATCTCAGATCGCCTCGAATCCCAGCGCGCCCGCGGATTCGAGCGTCGCCTCGAACGTGGCCTCGGCGTCGTGGTTCCCGGCGTACTCCAGCGCCGTCACCAGGAACGGGCCGCTGATGCGGCCGAAGTCCGGGATCACCAGCTCGACCCGCGCCGCGCGCCCGTCGAAGAAGGCCGCGCGCAGCGCCGCGTCGCTGGCCGCGTCCTTGAACACGCCCTGCCCGCTGACGCTGGCGCGCTGCACGCCCGCGCCCGCCAGCAGCTCGCGCCAGCGCCCCGGCGCCTCGGCGCTGGTGGCGTCGACGGCCTGCGCGCCCAGCGCGTTGCGCGTGGCGCGCAGCCCCGCGACGGTCTCGAAGCTGCCGTCGCCCTCCACATCCAGCCGGATCAGTATGTCCTTGCCGCGCTGCGCAGCCATAATGTCACCTTTACAATACGTTGCGGATTATTCTTCGATCACGATGCGAAATTTCAGGTCGATCCGCCGCCCGGTCGCCGTCCGCTGCGCCCGGGCGCCCAGGAAACTGGCGTTCACCACGCGGCCCCGACTCGGCGCCAGCGGCCCCAGCGCCACGTCGCAGACCGCGCCCGCCAGCCGCTTCACCGGCCCGAAGCCGGTCTCCGGCCCCACCACGCTCAGCGTCAGCGCGTGCTCGGCCCCGCGGTCGGTCGCCGTCGACCAGGGCGCGACGGCCTCGTCGCCGATCAGCACATAGGGGCCCGCCGCCCCGCCCTCGTCGGCGTGCGGCGCAGCGTCGAAGACCCGCCCCGCGGCCTCGGCCTGCACCACGGGATCGGCCGCCAGCGCAGCGAACAGCGCCTGCTGCAGCGGCCACGAGAACGCGCAGCTCACGCCAGCCCCTCCCGCGCCCAGACCAGCAGCCACGCGCCCTGCGCGTCGGCCTCGGTCACGCCCAGAATGTCGTAGGCCCGCGCGCC